CATGATATAACCAACTCCTTGGCATTGGTATTTGCCCTTGGGATTGTGGTACAGGCAAGCGCCCAAGGAACGCCTTTCATCCGAGTGATCAGTTCGGACTAGCCTGCATCCACAATTATACCATGCGCTTCCTCAGTTTTCCATATTCGAACTTCGTTAGTTGAATAAGCCGAGTTAGATCGGCAACAACTTGAGCGGCTCTGGCGCATTCTGGATGACCCAATCTCCACCGATAAACTCAACATTCTGGCCTGTCGAATTGTACCGAGATATGAGACCGAACATGCTCAACTCCGGCTCATCTTCAGCTGGAACAAAGGCGTTATAGATACCCATCAGAGCGTTAATGATTTGCTGTTTACGTTGTTCGTCCATTGTCATCATCCTTTCTTCCACACTCGAACTGCTTTAACCGTCGCCGTTGCGACTGCGGAGCTGTTATTCACGAGTCTGGCTCTAAGATCAGCCTGATACGGTGTAATCATATACTGCCTTGCTTCGGTCATTGATGTTGGCGGCGTCAGCCCCCATGCTGTAGCTAAGTTCAAACCGCCTAGACACAGGGTAACGCAAGGAGTGTAGATATTATGCGTTGTTGTCATTCCCGCTCTTGCAGGGAAGAACATGTTTTGACCGCCGTCACTATTTGGATAGATCAAGTTGTTACCGCTCAAAGTCCACGGCTGTTTATCAATAGAAATTAAGAGCCAGATCTCGTCCTCGCTTGTCGGGTCTATGTTAAAAACTTGGAAGTCGCCCGCAGGGATACTTACGGAGTTAAGCAAGGTGTCTACTTGCACTTTACTCCCCGTTAGTTGAACAGGCGCAGCGCCTGTGCCGGTGCCTTGGAGCTGTTTGAGCATCCCTTTGAGTAGCGCGATAACACTTGCCGATGCGGCAGGATCCGTCACCGCAGCGGCCGCAAGTGCGCCAAGCCCAGCGATTGTATTGTCGTCTGCCGTGACTTTGACAGCATCAGCAATTTTCTTAATCCCTTCCGTGCTCTTGATCGCCTGGATCTCTGCTTCGACATCCTCAATCGTCTGACCAATAGCCATCAAGGCTGCTAGGATGTCGGTATCCGTTACGTTCATCTTGTTGCTACTAACCGCATCGGCAACCTTTTTCCAGTAACCCTTCAGCTCGCCTACTGTTACGGCCATGTTACCCCTCCTCTATCGCTCCGTCAGTGTGATCTCGAGCCCGTCCCAGTACATCACGCCATCTCTGACAAAAGGTACAGCCGCCGGCCTATTACCTACATAAAAGGTTTTAGTCACGATAGCCCCCTCCATAGGGTCTGGATACGTAAGCTCGAAAAAGGTGTCCTCCATCTGTTTGAGGACACCTGATATTTGCCCCATTGTCAGCGGCGGAAAGCTCATCTCAATCTGTCGCTTAACCGACACTCTCGCACGTGCCAGCGTGCCGTCTGCGGTGCGAGTGGTTACGTCAGCGTCGTCAAGGTCAAGGATCGTGACCCTAAAGCCGCCAGGCGCTGGATAGGCAGCGATCTCTTGTCCGTTAATCAGTAACTCAAACTGCATATCTAATCACCTCACACAGGGAATGGCAGTCGACCTGTACGGCGCTGCTCGTCCTTGATCGTCTCAATAGCAGCACGCCCCACTTCGGAGCGCGAGATAACCGCTTGCAGATAGCGGAGATCGCGGACTGCCTGCTCGACTCGAGTCAACGCCGCGATGATCTCGCGGTTACCCTTGCTGTTATCCATCATCGTCTCCAGCTTGGACAGAGGAGCAATCACTTCCGGATCCGCAGCTGCGCCTCGGTTGTCTCCCACAACAGCGAGTGTCGGACCGTAAGCCAGGCCGCCCTTGGCCAGGCGCGGAATGCTCGGGATGTTGAAACCGAAGCTCTTATATCCCGTCAAGTCAGCGAGCCAGTCCGGTACGTCAATCTTGATCTTGTTTAGCTGCTTGATAAGCCAGTTGACAGAGTCGATAATGACATTGATCGCTCCTTTAAAGATCGATCCGAGGCCGTCACTAATACCTTTAAAGATGTCTTTAATGCCCTCCCAAGCGCGTCGCCAGTCGCCGGTAAAAACACCGGTGATGAAGTTCATCAACCCGATAAACGCCGTCTTAAGCCCGTCGATGATGCCGCCGATCGCCTCAAACGTATTGGTAAAGGCGATCTTAAAAGCCCCTCCGATAAAACTAGCAAGCGGTTTGAGGATGTCGTGCCACATGTATGTGAAGAAGTTCGCAAACTCCTTTAGCACTCCCTTAAGCAGAGTGCCAAGATATGAAGCGAGAGGCTTGAGCACGTTTTGCCACAACCACGTCAGCACAGCAGACACCGCCTCCACTGCCGGAGCCAGCATCTCGCTCAGCGCGTTACCAAGCGGTACAAGCACGTTCTGCCAGAACGATCGGGCAATATCAGCGACAAACTTAAACGCGGTGGCCAAAACATCGCGAAGCACTCCCGCGATAGGAACGAATACATTACGCCAGAGCCAGACGAAGAAGTCGCCGATCGGGACAAGCACATTAGAGTGTACCCATTTGATCACGACCGACAGACCGTCCCAAGCATTTGCGAATACCGAACCAATCCAAGCGCCAAAAGGCTTGAGCACCTGCTCCCACAACCACTGAGCGGCCTGACCGATCTGTGCAAAGATGCCATCCACCGCGCCGCGAAAAGTCTCGTTGGTCTGATAAAAGTACACAGCCGCTGCCGTTGCCGCACCTATCGCTGCAACTACCAGCCCTATCGGACCAAGAGCTGCCGTCCAGCTTGCCGCGAGCGCGGCTCGTAGTGCGGTAAATGCCTTGGTTACGTTACCGATGATGGTCGTCCAGTTCGTTACGACAAAATGCGTGACAAATGCGGCTCCAACGCCTGCCAGTGCGGATGTAATGATCGCCGAGTTATCGCGAATAAAGCCGCTCAACTGGCCAAATGCACTCCGTACCTTCGCGGCCATTTCAGCTGCCTTGGTTGAGACGCTGTCCATCGCTTCGGTGACCTTGCTGTATGCGCTGGTATCAACTTCGCCGTTTGTTGGTGCGAGTACTCCGGCGCCAACAGCGGCGCCCCCTCCCGGAGTCGTACCGCCGACCAGGTTGATCTCATCAAAACCAGCCACAGCTCCTTTAGCCTGCTTTCCAGCCTCCTCATAGGCATTACCAAGATCGCTGACTGCACCGGCTTGCTGCTCCGTTGCCTTGGTCTGTTGGTTAGCTTTGGATCCAAAGAGAGCCTGGGTAAATGCTGCTAAATATTGCGCGGCATTTGCCAGAGCTGTGGCCATACGAGTGAGCGCCGGAAGTACCGCGTTGTAAATCGGTAAAAATGCTTGCCCGAGAGCCAATTGAGCATTTTTCAGCTGAGCGACAAACGCAGCCTGGCGACTGGTCGTATTCTGCGCTAACTCTGTGCCGTACTTGGTAGCCGCTTGCTCCAGGATGGCAAAGTAGCGGATGGTTTGCTGAGTGTTAAAGTCGAGCTGTTGCCAGCTCCTACCGTTTGCAAACTGCCTAAAGGCTTTGGTCGACTCGATCAGCGCAACGTTAACGTTGATGCCCAGGTCCTCGATGGCCTCCGTATTACCAAGCAAACCAGAGCGGATCCGCTCCATGACGTCTTCCATCGTTCGACCTGTCGAGCTGGCAACCACTGCAGACGCCTTGAGCAAATCCATCGTCCGCGTCATCGTCTCTGCCGCGCCGTTCGAAAACCCACTTAAGAGGTTGGCATACACAGCTCCGTACTTGACTGCTTCAGCACGAGCAAAGCCAAAAGCAGACGCCTGCTCATTAGCCCAGCGACTAAATTCGCCAGCGCCTGTACCCATCAATCGGTTGATCTGCTGCAGGGCTGCTTCAAACTCCATGGCCTCTTTGGTGGCTGAGCGGATGCCAAGCGTGATACCCGTTGCGGCCAAGATCGTGCCGATGCCGCGCATCGTCTTGTTGACTTGACTTTTAAACTGTTCCAAGTCCTTTTGAGCTCGCATCATCGCCTTCTGCATTCTACTAAAATCAGCGCCTGCGCGAACCATTAAGTTACGGACGACTGCCAAAATGCTCACCTCGCTCTCGGACAAATAAAAAGAGAGCAGATCACGATGTCTGCTCTCGTATCTTCGTTTCTCCACCTAGCGCCGCATTCAGCGCCTTGATCTGAGCAAGTAGCTGCTCATCCGTAAGAGGCTTCTGCGGCTTGATACTATTCAATATTTCCTTAAGCCCCGGCATCCTCTTGACTCGATGCCAGTAGGCCGTCATATACGCCAGCGCGAGACCTTCTTCGCTCTCCTGTTGCATCCGTTGATTGTACTCCTGGATGTGCAGATTAAGCTCACGCGGTGTCATTTCCTCGTAGTCACGTATCGAGATCCCGATCCGGATCGCAGCCCTTAGACTTTGCTCCCAGTCCCATTCTTCCGGCTCTGTTCCTGGTTCGGAGCGTTTCCCTCAGCGTCACCACCACCAAAAGCAGCGGATAGTGCCTCTTCCATCTTCTCGATAACGTGTTGATAGGACGGCGCCTGGTCAAGCAAGTCCTCCATATCTTCCAGCTTCAGATTCTCGCCCGTCCTCCTAACCTCAGACAGTAAGCCGCAGTAGATGATCTTCTCGATGTCAGAGACCTTAAAATTACCATCCTGCATGCCCGTTACATCAATGCCTAGCGCCTCCATCGTCTTCAGCGCCTTGTGTCCAAAACGCAGCTCACGCGGACGGTCTAGCTCTATGATCACAACATCATTATTCTTGCTCATGATTTTCCCTCCGTTCAAAAGGTCCCGGGGCCGTTAAGCCCCGGTGTGGTCGATTACGGTGTGGGAAGTACCAGCGTCGGTTTTCCGGAGACTTTAATCGTGATTTCAAAGCCGATCGCTTCTTCCAATTCCGCCGTTGTTTGAAACGCCGTTACAATGCCTTGGAATTCCCAACTCGCCCCCATAGCAGCGGGAAATTGGATCTCAAAATCCTCGACGGTGCTTGATTCGAGTGCCGCATACACAGCCGCTTGACCGGGGTCGTCTGGCTTGAAAAACCCAGAAGCGGTGACTTCTCCACCGTCTTTAAAGCCGCCAATGAACTCGCGATACTCACCGTTGCTTTCCAACGTCGTAACATCAATGGTCTCTTGTGTCATCGATGGCGATGAGATAGACGTCAGAAGCCCTACAGACACACCCGGATTGCCGATCAGCAACTTGGTTCCTAATGCTCTTTGTGCCATGGTTATCAACCCTCCTCATCAAAATAAGCCGTAAACTCCACCAAACAGCGATAGAGATCCGGCTGTGGTTCGTACATCTCGACAGGACGTTGGTAACTGATGTCTTTGATGTAGGGGCCGTCAGTACCGATCTTCCTGCCGATCATGTCAACAAGTAAGGCGATCACCAAGCGAGTGATCGCCTTCATATCGCCGTAACGCCTGGCTATGATGTTCAGTTCTCCTCGAACCTCTTTGGATTCGAGATAACCGCTGAGTGTTTTGTCTCGCAACCCTTCGCTGGACGCGTAAATCAAGTATGGAACGCCCTGCTCAGCGTTGGCCTCCGGTGCATATAGCGGATAGACCCGATTCTGCAATTCCGGAATAGTTTTCAATTCCTGCGCCAAAGCTGGTTCAAAGCTCATTCTTTGATCGCCCCAATTTCCAGCAGCCGGTCCACGATATGTTTCCGTTTTTCTTCCGGAATACTTTCGTCATTGGCGATCTCCCGGAACAAATTGAGCATGTTCTGAAACACTTCCGTGTCCGCTAACTTAACAGTGACTTCCAATCCCGCCACCTCACTCACCGCCCTTTCCGCAAAGCCTTGTCCACCGCCTTGCCAGCCGTCTCCAACACTTTCTTTTCGATTACAGTTTTGTTGTCGTCGATGGATCGCCGCAGGAACCGATATCCAGGTACATACCCGCCATCGACCGTGAGAAAGCCGTATTCCTGCGACGCCGGGTAATAGGAACGCTTGCCGTCTTTCGAGATTTTCACAAACACGTCATTCATCGCCGGGTCCATCATTACGTCGTATACGGCTTTACCTTTTACCCGCGTCCGTTCGCGTTTCAAAATGATGCCGCGTTTCAGGTCCCCGCTGTCCTCTGGTGCATTTGTCTTGGCTGCCTTGAGTGCTATTCTGCCACCCGCTCGTGCTGACTGTGTAGCGACCGTTTGCGGCACCTTGCCCAGCTCCTTAAAGGCGCGTTCCAACTCTTTCATGCCGACGATTTCAGAACGACGAGCCATGTTTACTGTCGCTCCTTGCACATGAGTTGCAGCTCCCGGCGGTCGAACTCCGGGTGGATAATGTGCAGGATCTCAAACACTATCGACCCATACACCACCCGCATCGTCCGGTCTACGTCGTCACGGTACCGGATCCGGATCCTCGTCGTCACTTCGGCGTGTTCAGACATGGCGGAGAAGTATTCCCGGCCCCGGAGCGGCTCGATGGCGGCCCAGAGCGTTGCAACATCAACCCATGTGTCGACGGGTTGGCCGTAGTCATCCGGAACCTTCTCCAAACGCTGAATTGTCACACGTTTGTTTAGTCGGTTCACCAGCAGTCTGTCAGCCATCGTCGTCACCATCTTCCGGATCGGGCGGCGTGTAGGCGTGTTGGAGTTGCGCAAGGATAGACTGCACTGTAAAACGCACTTTGTCACTCGGCTGCTGTCCGATCAGATCCCGGTTTTCGTACCAGTCCGCGCACAAAACAAGGCAAAAGAGTTTTGCAAGCTGATTCGTGCCGTCAAACTCTACCTCTACGGCGTTGTTAAGATAGGTCTCAGCCGCACCGATCAACAAGCCGATCAAATTGTCCTCGTCCTCGCCATCCACCCGCAGCCAGGTTTTGGCTTCCTCAACTGTCAGGATCGCCATCGGCATCAGCGCCTTTCTTGCGCTTCTTCGGCTTTTCTACCGTCGCTTCCAGAGGCGCAAGGAACCCCTCTTTCAAGAGATAGTCCACGCGCTCCTTGTCATCTTCCGGATAGTCGTCACCAACGTTATAACGCTTCATGTCGTGGTATCGCTCCCGGAATGCCCGGATCACTTTTGCCACGCTTGATCACCTCCAAAAAGAGGCGGGACAAGCCCGCCCCTCATTACGGCGTTGCAGAAATGTCGAGTTGACCATATACAGCAGCCGAACCGTCCCACTTCACGTAGTCGTCACGAATGATCGTCCGCAGCTCCGTCGTATCACGCCGCCATGCGTCGCCACCTTCGCGGGTGGAAGCCAATTCGAAGAACCGACGATTGAACAGCACCATGAATTGCTTGAGGTTGCCGATGATAAACGGTGCCAGTTCGTTGGTCGTGTCGCTCGGCAGATGACGGTTCGAGACAACGACGATCGGGCGACCCTTGTACATCTTGCGGCCGGGCTGCGTGAAGTCGTCCTGCAGGATCGGGCGCCCATTGCCGTCGACCTGATTGTCGAGCCAGTCCCAACCATCTTGGTTGGTCAGGATGATCGACGTATTGCTGATTGCCGGGTCGAGCGTGACGTTCAGAACCTTGTTGATCGCCTTGAGATCAGCCAGCGGTTGCGGCGTCAAAGCGCTATTGAGCAGCGAAATGATTTGAGTGTTGCGCGTATGCACAGCTTTCCGGGCGATCCAGTTTTGCACATACCCGAGCAGATTGGCATCGTTGTCCGCGAGCAGTTCGTTAGTCAGCGGCAGATATCCGGCGCGCTTTTTGAGTTTGTAAGTGACAGTCGTAAATTTCGGGTTATCCGTTTCTTGGATTTGACCGTACTCATCGACAACTTGGAACGGCTGCATCAGGGCATCAGTCTCGAGTACACGGTGACCGGACAGTGTAGATACATTCTCCACCGTCACGTACTGCGACAGGTCGTTCCATTCGCGCATCAGTTCGTTGATCCGCGTTTGGATGTCCTGCGGCACCACCATACCCACGTCGCCGTCCGGGATCGCCGGGTTGGTTTCGCCCTCGTTCATTACGGCTCGGCGCTCATACTCAGCGATGATCGAGCGCTGTTCAGACGTGATCGGGCGACGTCGAATGCCGCGCAGGAAAATGCCGCGATATTCTGCTTCGAGCTCCTGCATGTCTCGCTCCTGGACGTTGCCTTTGTCATCAAGTTCCTTGCCGCCGAGTCCGCGTGCTTCTGTTTCTTCGAGTTCGCGCTGCAGATCGACTTTCTCTTGCAGCGACCGGACTTCCGCCATTTTGTCCTTTGCTTCATTCGTCTTGTCCTCGGCCAGCAGGCTTCGGACTTCTTCCTTCGCCTTCTCCAGTTTTTGGAGCAGTGCCCTCAGTTCTTTGGTCACTTTCATCACCTCATAAAATTTTTGGGAAAGACAAAAACTCAACCATAAAGGTCGAGTTCGAGCAACATCTTTTCTTTTTCGTACTGATCGGCAGCGCGTTTCTCGGTCGCTTTAAATTCTTCCAAACCGCGCGCACTGACTTCGTTTGCAGGGTAGGCCGGGAATGCGACTGGGCTGATCTCGAACAGTTCTGCTGCGAGAATCTGCCGTTTGTAGATCCGTTCATCCCCGCGTTTCTCGCTTGACCACTTGTCTTTTAACACCCGCATACCGAACGACACGCCATCCACGTCACCACGCTTGATCAGTTCCCAAGCATCGTTGCCGACGCTCGTGTTCGGGATGTCGAGTTCGAACCGCAATTCGGTTTCCATATTGGTGAGCCGAAGTGTTCCGGACTTCGTATTCCCGAGCACTTGGGACGTGTCATGGCTCCACAACCCGACGACGTTGCGCGAAGCGAGGCTGTCTTTGAACGCCTCTTTGTCGATGATCTCGACAAAGGTATCGCCCCACCAATCCCGCATCTCCGCGCTCTCTGTGTTGTACTTGATCGACCCGGTGATTGTCCGCTTGGGATCGTCGCCGTCTGTTTCCCGGATTTCAAGCGTCACTGGCAGCGCCCGGATCTCCTTCTCCGGCATTTTCCTCTCCTTGTCCAGCTCCATCACCCCCTTTTCTGGAATAAGCGGCCCCAGCTTGCGTGATCGGGACATAGCTGCCGTTTACGAGCAATTGGTCCCCACCCTCAAGCGGTGGCAATTCCTCTTTCGCGCGGGCCTCGTTCGGCGTGAGAAAGCCGCCTTGCACGCCGGTCCGATACGCCTCATACCGCGTTTTGAGGTCGGACCGTAGAATCGCGTCGACGTTGAACCGAAAGAAAAAGCCGTTCTCGATTTCATCATCGAGAAGCAGCTTCCACGTCAATTCCTGTTCGTACATGGTGAGGATCGGTTGCAACGTATCCTGATAGAATTCCCGTTGCTGCTCTGCAACGTTGGTATGCGTCGCTCGGGTTAGATCGTTGATCTGGTGCATTTTGATCCCGAATGCCGCAGCAATTTGCCGGATTGTCAGCTGATTGTTCTCAAGGAACTGCGCGTCGTGCATATTCAGCGCGATCGGCACGAATTGATAACCGACAGGCAGAAGCGCGACCCGGTGGCTGTTGTTCAGCCCGGACGCCATGCTTTCGAACTTTTCGCGGAATATCCGCTTCGCTTCTTCGTTCAGATCGCCGACATACTGGATGATGCCTTTGACCTGAAGTCCTTGCTTGTAAAAATTGTTAATGAACTTGTTGGCGCTTGCCCCGTTTTCGAGCGTAGCCCGCAGACAATCCAGCGGAGACAGGCCAACGATGCCGTCCAATGTTACGCCGCCCTTGAAGTGTAGCACATCATCCGGCATGAGCTTTCGTTGCTCGTACCCGAGATTTACTTCGTACCAGAGCTTCGATCGATTAGTGACGATACCGCTCGCCGCTGTGTCGTTGTCGACGACGATTTTGACCCGGCTTGCATCCATTGGCCACAGTCCGACGATCCTGCCGCTTCGGTCTACCTCGATCGAGGCGTAGGCGTTACCGAACATGCAGCATTGCGCCTCGATGCACTTCCAGAAGTCGTATGCGGTCATATACGGGTTCGGTCGCAAACGCAACAACTGATATGTCGGATGCCGTGTTTGCTTCTGCACGCCGCTTTCGTCTTCCTGATAGACCTTGAGCGGCAATTTGGCCACCGATTCGGAGCGAATCCGGACGCAGGCATATACGGTATCGATCTTGAGAGCATTCTTGCCTTTGACGTTCACGTCCCCGACGTCGATACCGAGCACTTCGAGCAATCGTTTGTCATCGACGTTCAATTCAAGCGTTTCTCGCTTTTCGATCAGATTTTGCGACTTCATTGCTTGTCTAAATAGCATTCAGGTTGATCACTCCTTTCTCGGAGGATGGCGGGCGATTGTGAAACCAATCAGCATCAAGGTCGCGCCAAAGCAATACAGACCGGCCAAATAATGCAGTTGAAAAGTCGCATAATTAATGACCACCAGGCCGGCAATAATCAAAAAATCCTCCGCAAAGTCGCGCAGGACATAGATTAGATTTTTCACCGTTTCACCCCCACAATTTGTTCAAGAACGCTTCATCCGCAAACTCGGATACATCCAAGCTGATTTCCTCAAACAACATCGCCGTCGCCATGGCGTCGATGAGCGCGCATGTCAGGTCTATACGGTCCGCAGACTTGTTTTTCATAGGCTTAATGTTTTCGTTCCCGTCCACCGCAACCACGACGTTGCCCCAGCACCATCGAGCGACCGGATTCGCCTCATGGGTCATCAAACCGCGTTTCAATAGCTGCTCGATCAACTTCATGGCCGGCGACATGTTTTTCATGTCCTGATCAATTTCAACAACGTCTATGCCCTGCCGCATCAGGCGCTGCGTGAGCATTCGGCTGTTCCACTGGTCGGCGCCTACCGTGCGCAGATCATATTGTTTGCTGGCTGCTACCAGGCGAGCCTCGACAAAATCATAATCGACGACATTCCCAGGTGTTGCGTACAGGTGTTTCGAGTTCACCCAGCGGTCATAGGGAACTTTGTCGCGCTGCACTCGCTCCCGCATATTATCCTCGGGTATCCACGCCTCATGAATAAACCGCCAATCCGGAATCCCTTCCTGCGGCGGGAACAGATAAACGGCAGCCGTGATATCCGTCGTGCTGGAGAGGTCGAGGCCGACATAGCACTTCTTCCCGACGAGTTCGGCAAGGTCCCACTTGCCAACCGTCTGATCCCATAATGAGAGCGGCAGCCATCCGGTGCGCTTGAGCGATACCCACTGGTTCAGACGTAGCCAACGAAAAAGGCGCTCCGCAGACTCGCTATTGCGAGCAGCTAGCGCCTCTTGTCTTACGCTCTCTATGCTGATCGTGTGCCCCAGTGATGGGTTCGCCTGATACCAGGTCGCTTCGTCAAAGATATCCGCGTCCTCGGGCGCACTGTAGATTTTCACATACCAGTACGGGTCATTCAGTTCGCCCGCCGCGATCTTGGTCGCCTGTTCGTGGATTTCCCACCCGATTGACTTTCGGTCTGGGTCATCGCCGGCCGTAGTAATGACCCACCAGATCGGCTCTTTACGGGCTGCACCGGCCCCGAACGTCATGACGTCCCACAGATCGCGGTTCGGCTGTGCGTGCAGCTCGTCGAAGATTACCACGGTCGGGTTAATCCCGTGCTTGGTATACGCTTCTGCCGACAAGACTTTAAGTGTCGTGCCAGTCAGCTTGTTTTTAATCTCCTTCCGGCTGTCCAGCACCTTGAGCACGCCGTCGAATTCCGGCTCCTGCTCGATCATCCCGAGCGCGGCTTTATACACCAGCTCGGCTTGCCCGCGGTCGGCAGCACAGCAGTATATCTGTCCGCCAGGCGGATCACAGACCAGATGATACAGCGCAATCGCCGCGATCAGGGAGGTTTTCCCGTTTTTCTTCGGAATCTCCAGATATGCGTAACGGTATTGCCTGTAGCCGTCGTCCTTGACAGTGCCGTAAACGTCCCAAAGAACTTGATATTGCCAGTCAAGCAGTTTAAAAGGTTGGCCGTAGAAGTCATCGACGGCCTTGAGCATTTGGATGAATTCGATAGGTTCTAATGCGCGTTGCTTGTCATGAGGCATCGTAACCTCCTCCCAACAAACAAAAAAGGCCCCGACAACGGCATTACGCCATCATCGGGGCTCAAAGGCTCTCTCTTGTTCATTTAAATTCAATTGTTATTTCAACTCTTTTTCCATCAAGTGTTGAAAGCACCAAATTCAAGTCCAAAACATTTGCCTTATCAGGATATAGTGCATCAATAAATTCATCGGGAAGGTTGGTATCTATAATCATATCTATATCCCTGTAACTAGCTTTAATCTTTCCTGATAATTTTAATACCTTGGTCATCGTGTGACTCCCCCATATTTAATGTTTTACAACGCGGGCAAACAATCTCTGCCTTACCCTCGATTTTACCCAAAAGTTTGTTGCATTTGAAACAACGAAACTCTTTCATTGCGCGGCCCTCCGCCGTTGCAAGAATTTTGCCATCGGAGATTCTTTTTCCTCTTCCGGCGGTTTCTTCGGAATCGCCTTGATGCGGGATACTGGGTTCAGGAACAACCGATCCTCCAGCTTAAGGATCATTTCCCGCGTCTTGTGAAGCGCTAGGAAGTCGTCGGACTCCATGAGTTTTTGTTCCTGACTGACCAATAAGCAATAGCGATTAATCATCTGCTCATCCAGACCGTCAACAAACTGGATTTTTTTGTACAGCTTCTTTAGCCTCAAAAATTCTCTATGAGCAACCGGGTCAGCCTTCACGGCGGGAGACTCTTTAAATGTCGTTCCCGTGTAAAGAGCCTTTTCTGCTTTCTCCCGGAATTCAAGTTCCGCTTTCGTGCGCCGATCCTTGTTTCCTTCGAGCTTGATGAGCTGGACCGGTTTGCTCGGTCTTCCCGCCATGATGCGTCACCTCCTAATAAAAAAGTTTGATTTTGCGAAAAAAATTCGCGCGTGGGTGGGGGCACGGTCTTTGCCATCGCCCTCGAAACTTTTCCCCTCCCCCCTTCACCCTGCTAAAGCGTTAAACTTTAGTTCGTTAAAGCGCTAAACACTTTATTGCGGTGAAGTAGAAAATGGGTGCGGATGTCACCCTCCATACCTCCGTTTATCTTCAGCCGTCTTGATCATGTGGCACCTATGACACAGCGACCGCAGATTACTCAGCACCAGACGCAGATCCCAGCGCACGCGTATCGGGATGATGTGATCGACCTCTGTCGCTGGTGTGATGTGCTTGTGCTCCAGGCAATCCTGGCACAAGCCGTGATCTCGTATCAGTGCTTGCTGCCTCACTCGCAGCCACTCGATCGACTTGTAAAACACTGCTGCCTGCTTGTCTCGCTGATGCCGATCGTAGTGCCTGTGTCGTTCCTTGCGCTGCTGCTCTACCAAGTGAGCATGATCAGCGCAATATCGTTCTGTCGTCAGGTTCCGGCAACCAATCTTCCCGCATGGGCGCCTAGGTTTGCTTGTCATCCCTAAACACCTCCGTGTGATCGCGGACACCGCCCCGCACCGATCCGGGCTCGGCGGAGGAGGCGAGGCCGCTACTCGCCAGCGGGGCGGCGGAGAAAAATAGAAAAGCGCCCCGAAAAAGGGCGCACTAAGGGCACTGTAAGTATGGCGACATACGGGCGACATAAAGGCGACGTAATGGCGACAAGCTGTCAAGAAATTTTCTCTTGCACCTTCCTTTTCGCCCGCTCGAGATACACACGAACAGAT